TCCGCTTGTAGCTATATTTGTTATTTTATCATTTGGAATATTTTCAGGTGCTAATCCTACTAATTGTAGTTGATCAGCATCTAAGCCCTCAATACCCGGTGCATTAAATGTTGTTGCGCTATTTACTATATCTGCATTATTTGCAGTAAAAATTTGTGCTAATGGCGGTTCTCGTTCATTATGAGAGTAAAGCGACAACCTGTTAAAAGTCTATTTAGAACCTATATTTAGGGCTTTATAGCTATTTTTAGTATTGAGAGTGAACGAGAACAAATGTGCAAAGTTGTGCGTTTTTTTGCAAAAGTTGTGCATTATTACATTATTGACGCTCATACCTTCAGAGAGCTTCAATAACCTTCAGAAAATCAATCTAATCTTTTAAAACTTAATTATAGGCTTCACAATGGGTTTATAATTTGATGGATGGGGTTCAGAGAATTTTGTTTTTTACTTGAAATTAGTCGTTTAAGGTTTGGTTTGGTTGACAGTTTTTTAAATACAGTATCGTCAACCACTTAAAGCCCTTAGTTCAGGAGTTTATCTAGTTCTAATGAAAAATTTTGGTTGACGATTTACTTTTTTGTTTAGTTGACGTTTTTCTCGTTACTCTCATAATATGTCAACTACTTTTTAAGCGCAGACAAACTATCCTCAATACTTTTAAAAATATCTTTACCTAAATCATCTGCATAATTACCTAACATTCTATCCATCTGACCTGAGCTTATAACCTCTTGGAGTGCATCTTCTAAGTATGGTTGAGCCTTTTGACCTTTGATAGATTTTCTAAGCCCAAATGGAGTTTTTAGAGCTTTCTTTTTTGTAGGTGATATACGTCTTTTTTTAGCTCCATATATACCAGTTCCCTTATGCACATAAGGAGCATAATCTATTAGTAATGTATTACCTACAGATAAGGATAGATTGCTGAGATTGTCATCAAATACAGTGATGTCGTTTGCGAGGTCTTTTGTTCTTTTAGGAGCTATGTCGTCTGCTATGTTTTGTACTGCTTTACCAATGTCAAGCAGTAAGCTTTCTAATGCTTTTTGTTCATTCCTCATCTTCTTTGTACCAACTTTCCCAATTTTTATTTATCCATATTAGAGCTTCTATAAAGTCACCATCAAATGTATGTGACTTCATCTTTTTATCTAAAAACTTAACTTCAAATGTCACCTCTTCATGAAAGAGTTCATCATCTGATGCGCGAGTTATTTCAGCTTCATAAGGAAACATATCGAATATTTCTATGATTTTATCATCTTTTAAAAAGAAGTTACCGAAGTAATCATCAGTCCAATCTACATCATTACGCTCTCTAAGATTTTCAGATATTAAAGACTTTTCTTTAATGAGGAAATCACGTTCATTAATCTCGATAATAAGTTTTCTTTTTTCCATTTGATAATCTCCTGTTGTGATTTTAGCGCACTGGCTTTAAAATAGTTCTTTGCTTTAGTTTTACTAGCTAACTGTACAGCTGTCCATAGTTCTTGGTCTTTATAAACTAACACTATATTTTTCTGAGTTAATGCAACATACCTTCCATGCTCGTTAGCATGTGGTGCAATTTCAGTTATGGAATTCATAGCAGATATTAAATCTTTTTTAGGTGGCTTATAACTATTTGATTTATGCTCGTAAGTATCACGAGTTACAACTCTTTCTACTCCTGTTTTATCAATATGAGAAAAAATAACTTCTTTATCTCTAAACTTACTTCTTGAAGTTTTAGAACCTGTTGTTTTTTTACCATCAACTTCTATATTAGCAGAGTTGAAACTCACAATTGAAGTTCTACATCTAAAGTGATATGGAGGTAGTCCAAAATTAGCTGGTAGCTTTGTAAATTGTACGCCATTTGTCCATGCACTAGCTTTCTTCTTTTCTTCTACTGTTTTAGCGTTTATAATATTATCAGCTTGATTACTTACGTGAGCTATTTCAATAACTCGTCCATGCATGGAACGGCAAACGTCTGAGGTTCTTTCATCTATTTTTGCTCTAATCTGAATGTGTGTTGAACCTGATTTTTCATATTGTCTAAGTCTTGCTATATTTTGATTTTGTCTTATGATATGGTCTGCTACACCTTGGAAATAGCTTTCACTTTGTTTGCTGATAGAACCGAACTTTTCTTTTAAATGTGAGCCTAATTCTCTGATTTTTAAATCACCTTTGAAAGCTTTAGTAACAGCATCTTTAATCTGTTTTTGCACTTTTCGTGAGCCATCTTCTTTTAACCAGATGAAGTTCTTACTCATAGATTCAAGTGCTTTAACATCTACTTTGTCAAATGTAAATTTAATGCCTGCCTTTGATGCTTCAATTGCAGTTTTTGCATAAATTAGTTCAAGTGCATCAATGCTAACGTCATACTGTAGGTGAGAAAGTTTTGCCTCTACAAGTTTTAAAAGATTATCTTTATTTGAGTTGGCATTTTTTAAAATGTAGACCATAAGCTCTGTTAGAAATATATCTGTTTTATCTTTTGTTAGTTTGCCCTGTTCTTTAATAAAAGCATCAATCAATTTTTCTAGTTCTTGATTTTCTTTTAATTTTGATTTTAGTAGTGCTTTAAGAGTAGAGTTCGACATAATAGCTCCATAAGTGGTCTACAAATACTGCTTCATAAGTTATATATCGGTTGGTACAATTTAGACAAACTTTGAAACGTTTATTCTTTAAATCTTTTACTGTACTAGTTACTTTACTTTTTTCACTTGTACAGATTGTGCAACGGTGCAACTCTTGTGTTACAAATACATAGTCACACTCTTTACATTTTCTAAGACGAATTGTTTTTTTTTCTTTATCTGTTTTTAGTACAGGTGTTTTTTCATTTAGGCAATGTGGGCAGAGCATTATTTATCCTTTTCAGTATATAAAACACCGTGAGCATACTCATAGGTTCTATTCATTCCAACTATTATGGAAGTGGCTTGTTTTTGAGTGATAAGCATTAGATTTGCATTTGTTTTTTTATGGACTTGTCTGTAAATATAGTCACTTAAATCCTCATCACTCCAGTTAAGATCTTTTTGCATATTGTTGATTAATTTGATTTGTCCCGTAGATGGTCCGAGACCAAATCTATACTCTTCTGCCATACGAACTTCACGAATTATTCCATTACAGTAATTAATGAACTCTATTAGTTGAGATTTGGTTAAATCTTTCAGACTCTCTTTTTCATAGCGTGATAGTAGAAAGTCTCTGCGTTCATCGTCACTAGAAAATCGTTTTGATTTAGCAGCGTGAGCTATGCCAATTAGTTGTTTGATTGACATTCGTGCGAATTTACTCATTTCATGTTCCTAAAAATGGTTTATCAAGGTCAATATGTAAGATTGTTTTGCCATTAATTTTTAAAGGTCTTACTCCAAAAAAATTTATATTCGCAAGGGCATTTCTGTCGAATTTCCTTTTGTTTATTTTTTTTCTCCATCTATTGTTTTTCATTGTCTAGCTCCATTTTTTATAGAAGTTTTTACCTCTTCAAATAAGTTAAAAAGTTTTACATCTTTACATTTATTCTCAAAGTTACCAGTTGCACGCTCACGATATGGAAGTTCTAGCTCTTTACTTTTTTTAGTTTGCTCTGATTTTGGTTTTGAAGTGTAGATTGCTATTACGCTATTAAATGTAATCTTTTGATGAAGCTTTTTTTCTTTATAGATACGGCGCATCTCTTTTAAGATTTGCTCTTTTTTATGTAAAAATTCTTGCTGGTGTGCACGTGAAACAAATGTTATTTTTAAAACTCCATCATGAACACCAGCACATTCATATCCAGCTTGAAGGTTTCCAAGAGCTAACTTTAATTCACTAATGGCTTTTTGTTCTTGTAAGCCTTTTTGCCACGCTTCAGGTTTAGATTGTTCATCATAGTTTTGACTCATAGCTTAATTCTTTGGAGTTCATAAACAAACACATATGGATTATCTTCCCATTTGTATTCATCTTTACTGGTCGAGTTCCAAAGGTTTATCCACCAATCTTCTGCTTTACCAACACACATTTGAGTATTTTGAAACAAGTCCTTAAATCCTTCTTTTTCAATTTCATAACAATTTATATCTTGCAACCGTTCAACCCTAACGTCAATAACTTTCAGAAAGATACGAGCATACTCTTTTGTCATATGGATTGATGGCTTCCATCCATGAAAAAACTCACCTGAGTTGCTAGGGTTTATACCTCTATACTCCAAATCTCTATCGGCTTTATAAATAATCTTAGTATGTGTTCCGCCAAATCTTGTATGTGTAAATTTACCAAATGTTTCTCTAACATAAAGTACATCATCAATTTGGTATTTAGCAGGATGTTCACCGCTATTCCAGAAATGCCATATTTTTTTATTTTCATCTGTGGCTATTGGAAGTTTTGCAGACTGTATCCAGTCATTATTCACAATTCTGCGTGTCTGCGTTTTATATCCATCTAAAATAGCTCTAACCATTTCAGTATTAAATAGTATTGGTTTCATTGGTATATTTTTATTACTCATGCTCTGCTCCTGTCTGTTCAGTATGAGCAGTATCTTCCACTATTAAGTGATAGAAATTTGCGTTTTTCAAGCCTTTAATAACTTTCCAATATTTATCTGTAAACTTTGAGAGTGCTTCACGACCTGCTTTATTGTCTTCTGGTAGTCCAAGAGCTTCAAGTAGGTTCTTTTGATTGATACCGTCTTTGTTTTCTTTTAGAATTGGTGTAACTTTTGCTATGAACTCAGCATCATAATTACTAAGTGTTGCTATATCGTATGAAATTTGCTCAAGGTGATAATTATTTATGTTTACACTAAAAGCGCAACTTTTAGCTCCAGCTCTTCCTTTTGATGTATCTATTATGTACACGAACTTACCATCTTTTTGAATAGAACCTTTTCGTACTTTAGAGATAGCATCACAACTATTGAAAAAATGATTTGAGCCTTGATAGTTTTTACCATCTTTGTTCCCATGCATGATGATTATTACAGTAGCACCAGCACTTCGTAATTTTTTAACTTGTTCCATAAATGATTGAACAGCTTTATTGTTATCTACATCTACAAATTCACGTGCAGAGTCAAGTAAAAAAAGGCAGTCTTTATAAAAATCTGGTGAAACATAGCTTACTAATTCATCTAGTACTTCTATTGCTCTAATTAATAATGTTTCAGAATGAATAACTTTTAGGTTGTCATATTTCATTAGGATACTATCAACTTTTTTAACACGTAGTTCATCTAATGGATTGTCTGGGTCAATAATTGTAACCATGCGCATTTTATGATTTATTTGAATGTAGTTAATTAATGCATAAGCTAGTGTACTTTTACCTGTGCCACCATCCGCCCAATACATTACAATTCGCTCTTTTGCAATAAAGTCTTGCACTAAAAATTCAGTTTCTGCTTCTGTTGAAAAATGATGCAAGTCTAATGAATGTTTATCTAAAAAATCAAAGCTCATGAATGTCCTTTTTGTAATGAATGTAATCTCAATAGAACCCGCCGAAGCGAATTCTATGAAAGCACCTGTGATATATCTTTAATAGCACCAGTGTAAGCTTCTGCTAATCTATGTGAACGAGCAGTTGCAACTTCTAAATCTTCATCGTTATCAATAAAGAATGGTTCTGCAATTACACATGGTGCTTGTGTATAGCGCAGTAAGAAACCACCTCTATCTTCGCTATGCTTAGGTTTAACACCACGGTTATTTAATCCAAGTGCAAAAAGAAGATGCTCTTGTAAAACTTCTGCCATTGCTTTACCTAATTTACTACTGTGATAGTAAAGAACAGAAGTCCCACTAACATTTGTATCGTAAGCATTACAGTGTAGGCTTACGATAAAATCAGGTTCTAGTTTATTAACTTCTTTTGGAAGCTCTGCATAGCTATTGCGATAAACTATTTCACATTGAACATTAGTATCTCTTAGTAGATATTCAATTTGGTCAGCTAACTTTGAATTAAATTCAAATTCACTTGTTCCAGATGCAACATTAGTTGCACCTTGTGAAGTCTCATTGTGTCCTACGACTAATACTATTTTTTTCATAGTGTTTTAACCTCATACGCAGGAGACTTATCTTTAACATTGATGAATTTAAGTAGAGATTTATCTTTAAGAGCCATCTCTTTAAGTTTAGTAGTAGGCTTAAATTCTGTTTGTTCAGACGTTAAATCATTAAAACGGTCACCTAAGAAGGCATGTAACTTATCTTTATCTTGAATTTTAAAATCATAAGAAAAAGAGACTTTTACGCTATTTGCTTTAGCAATAAACGTAATGGTTTGAGCATCTGAACCTTTTAGCTCTTTACGTGCAAATTCATTAATTATCTCTTTTTGAGTTTTAACTATTTCATTTGCATCATCTGCAATTTTCTTTTGCTTTGCTAATTCTTCAATAGCTTTTTCAACTTTTGCATTCCTAGCTTCCGTTTCAGTTTTTGCTTTTTTTATTTTTAACACGTTTTCTCCTTTTTATTATTTGTTTGGCGATTTCAATCGCTAATTTTTTGCCTTTTCCCATTTTGTAACTCCTAACGTTTTGTGAGGCTGCAGCACTCCATCAACCTCACTATTCTTGTGAGGTTGATGGAAGGCTTGGATGTTGTTCATCTAATGGATGTGGTATTTTTTTATCTATTGCTCTAAGTAGCTGGTAAGCTAAATCATTTGCTGTTGCAACATCAAGATTTAAAATCATTTTTCCATCTTTAATTAATATTGTGTGTTCGCTCAATTTTTGAACTATCATGACTTCTCCCTTCTAAGATTAAAAACAAGGTTATTTGCTATTTTGAAATCATTTGTAATCTGATAGTTCTCATGTAGCTCTTTTAGAGTTCCTAAGTATCCAGCATCAATACAACCGTTAATGATGTCATTAGCTTCATCGTTTAGGGCAAAGCCTAACTCTTTCTCCCAGAAAATCTTCATCTCTTCAATTGTGATTCCAAGACGTAAAAACTTACCCATACGACGTTGCACGTAATCTTCTGTAAGCTCACGAAAAGCCTCTTCTAAAACTTGAAGTCCTACGATGATGACGTGAAAACCGTTTTCATAAAGCTCACGAAATATCTCAAATTTACGGTTAAATGTTTCATGGCTATCTTTGACAATTAAATCTGCTTCATCTATAATTATGGTCTTAATATTTTTGGTTCGCAGACCTTTTACAAAGCGGTCAAACTTTTGGTCTGTTGTTCCATAATCTGAACTACTTACAGTTCCTAACAATTTAGACATCATTCTTGAAACCGTTAAATTACGACGCATCTTGAAGTAAAGCACATCATCATGTTTCTCACTAAACATATTTTTAACTACTGTACTTTTACCGATGCCACTATCTCCAACTATCATGAGTGAAGTCGCTTTATCTTTTTTATGAAAAGCCTCTAAAAAGTTAAGTGCCATTTGCTGGTCTGCTGTTATAAAGCCTCTGCGTTCAGAAATAATTGCTTCTAGGTAAGTTCTGATTTCTGCTTGATAAAGAGCTTTTTTATTACTAGATAATGTATCATTAATAGCTCCACTTACAGTTGCTATTGAAGTATCCAACTCTTTAGCAATCTCTGCGTTACTTGCACCTGATTTTTCTCTTAATTCTTGTAGTGTCACAATGTTTCCTTCATGATGATTTTTCTAGGCTATTAGCTAGAGCACGATTGAACTCGTCGTTAGTCATAGCCAATGTTTTACTTGTACGTTTTTTAGCTTTGGTCTTTTTAACTACTTCATTAGCTGCATGGTCATATGCACCCATTTGTGCAGTTAATGGTCTTGTGTATTTTTTGGTGTAGTTTTTATAAACTTCCTCCCATGCTTTGATTACGTTTTGTTGCCATTTCATAGCCTCTTTTAACTGCTTCATATCTTTTGGATTAATTGCATCTGAACGCTCTGCTATTGCTATGATTTCTCTATTGTCAGGGTCGACCACTGTAATGTGGTCTACATCATCTGGGTTGTAGCGAACCTCTACTTTTTTGCCCACGTAAAACCCGAGCTCTTTAGCGAAGTATTTAATTGGAAACTCTAAATCTCTGTGTTTGATTTCTATCTTAGAGCTTCTAACTTTGAGCATTTTTACAGGCATAAAGATGAAGTCTAAAGTGTCTTTATCTATTCGTACAGATTTAGAGTCTCTAAGATGAGTTGCAAACTCTTCATCTGGTACAATCTTTCGTGTACGTATTTCATGTGTATTCCACCACTCTACCGCTTGCATTAAAATGTCAAAGAACTCTTTATAATGAAACAAGCGTCCAGCTCTAATGTCTTGCTTTAGACGGTTTTGGATTTGTTCGTCTTGTTCTCCTTTTTTTAGGTATTTTTTATAGCCAACACCCATAGTTATGTTTTTAAGACGGTTTTGTAAGTGATTAAATATTCCCTCGATTGGTTTGGCTTTTGAGTTTCGCACTTTTGCTTTTTTGTGACCCATTGCACGCTTTAGTCCCTCTGGTAGTTCGTCTAAATCATGGAATGCAGCACCTGCTAATTGTGGGCGTAATTGCGTTATGTAATTAGATAGCTCAGGTTTACCGTTGTCTGTGTAGATGTTTTGCGGAACTGCGTATTCACATGCCATTCTTAGAGATTTACCGATTAAGTATTTGTTGTATTTACCTAGTGTTGGTGTGATTCCAACGATTTTCATTGAGCGCATATCTACCCACATGTAAAGCTCTGGAGTAATTACGTTCTGTTCATCATCAAAAACGTACCAGTCTAAAATGTTTTGATCACCTACAACTAGTTCCATAACTTCGTAATAGCTCAAATCTCTATTAATATCAGGTGCTATTGTGTTACCAATGCCACGTTGACCTTGAGCAGAACGGATTAAAAGAGCTTGAGGAATTTTTGCCATGTGGTAGTAAAAGCGTTTTTCACTTCCTATGCGCCACTCTTTCTCTTTTGCTTCATCTATTAGCATCTCATAAACATAACCACGTGAAACTGTTGGTTGTTCTAGTATTACCCCCACGCTCCAGTCTAAAGCTTCAATATCCCAACCTCTAGGATTTCCCCAATCAATTCTAAAACCATCAAGCTCAAGAAATTTCTCGTTCAGCTCGCAATTTTCACCTACTGTCATGGCATTGATATAACGGTAAATTGTTGCAGCAGAAATATTAAACTGTAAAGCCACTTCTTTAACCCACTCATCTTTTTTCTTGCCACTTGGAACATTTAAAGCTAAAGAGACAATCTGAGCTTTCTTTTGCATCTTTTCATTCATTATTTGAGTACTAGACAATTTTACAGAAGCACCAACACTCTTAAGGGGAGTAGTGATTTGAGAAGGACGTGCAGGTGCCTCTGTAAAACTGTTAAATTCTTTTACTTTAGCTTGAAGTTCAGGACTTAAGCTGTCTATGCAAATTAAAAGCTTGTTGCCTTCTTTTTTGGTTTCAATATTTTCACGTTCAATTTTCTTATGTGTAGCTTGTCTTGAACACCCAAGAATATTTGAAAGTTCTTTAGCTGTAATATGACTCATTAGCCTGCCATCTTAATTTTCATAGCTTCAACGTAGAAACTATATTTTTTAGGCAACATATCCTCGAAACCTTCTGATACAAATGCTTTAATTACATCTTCTCTAGGCAAGCGTCTATCGCCTCTCATAGTTTCATATACGACGGTTTTACCAATGCTATACTCTTTTAAAAACCATGCAAGTACTTTGCCTCTTTTTCTTAGAGCAGTTGTTAATTCGTTTGTCATTTAAATTCCTTAAAATTTAACTGAGTTTAAACTCAACAAAACTCACCAAATACAAGTGATGAGCTTTATGAGGTTAGACCTCTAAAGGAAGGCAGAATTTAAGTAGCCTTTAAATCCTGCCATATGAAAAAATCAGTAGTTCAAATCTCACCCTCTAAAATCTGAGAACAGTTTTTAGAGGGAAAGTTTCATAACTCACTTTATTTTTATGTTTCTTTATGCTAATTAGTTTTATAATCAGTCCATATATGAACATATAACAAATCGAATTATAGAGAAATATATCTCTATTGTTAAGAGTATTTTCTCTATTTAGAGATATTTTTCTTCAAGGAGCATTATGAACCCATCAAAAAGATTCAAGAAAGCCCGTGAAAACCTAGGCTTGACACAACATGAACTGGCTGAAAAGCTTGGGTTTAAGCAATTTAAAATAAAAGATATTGAAACAGAAAAACAAAAAGTTTCACCTGAGATAGCAGAAGATATAGAGAGAATTTTCTCTATAAATGGTTGGTGGCTCCTAACAGGCAAAGGCGATATGTTTTTGCGAGAAAACGAAAAGAAGGAAGTAGTTACTGAAGAAGCAACTACTGAAACAGTAACACTTAACTATTATGAGGATGTGTATGCAGCTGCTGGGTATGGTGCAATAAATGATGATGTTATTGCTCATCCAATGAATGTAGATGTAACATTTTTACGTAGCATAATTGGATTTGGTTCTTTAAACAATCTTGATGTAATTCAAGTTGTTGGTGATTCTATGGAACCGTTTATCCATAATGGTGAAACAGTAATAGTTCAGCGCACAAATGAAGCACGCAATAATCAAGTGGTTATTGCTAGAGCTGGAGATGAAATATATATTAAGAGAATTTTAAAAGACCACAAAATGAGATGGATTAAACTCATAAGCGATAATAAGGAATATCCAAACCTTGATTTTAATGCTGACGAGGGAGATTTTGAAGGCTTTGAAATACTTGGAGTTGTAAAAGCAAAAATACGACCTTTTTAATTATTAGAATAAGGAAAATATTATGAAATTTATTATACTCATTATGCTTACAGTAAATTTAGTTTTTAGCAATTCATCATTTTTAAAAAAAGAACACATGAAAGAATTAACCACAGATTTTGGAGTTATTACTTGCTACTCATACATGGGGGCTAAACTTGTTGTTCTTGATGTGAATGGTGACTTTTACTATGTTAACGGTAAGGCAAAAACTAGAGCTAAAATGTCACCTGCATTTGAATGGCGTGATGCAAAAATGCTTTTAAAGCCAAATGGAAATCATCTAGTGTTTGGTAAAATAATTAGACAAGCTCTTAAAAAAGGTTGTTCACCGATGTATAGATAAAGTTTAAACAATGTCTATTTTAAAGTACATACTACTTCTAATAACGCTACTAGAAGCTAAACACCTACACAAAGAAAGTTACTATCAAAACATATTCTGCGCCAAAGTAGGAGGCGTAACAGAGTATGTCCTACCTGATAAAACTCGTGTAGATTGCTTAACAGATGAATATGCAATTGAAGTAGACTTTGCAAGTAAATGGGCTGAAAGTATTGGTCAATCTCTGTACTATGCAAAAATGACTAATAGAAAACCTGCGGTGTATTTAATACTAGAAAGTCCAAGTGATGAGCGATTTTTAAAACGTTTAAACAAAGTAGCTGGCGAAAAGATAAGAGTTTATACTGAATAAAGACTATAAAGAGTGCCGACATTAAAGAACAAATTCAGTATCGGCAGTATGGCTGGGTGTTCTAGTTTAAAATTTCTATTATTACTTTATATAACAATATATCTTTTTCCTGTTCAATCTTTCGTTTCTCTATATCTTTTTCCTGTTCAATCTTTCGTTTCTCTTTTTCTAAGTATTTAACAAAAGCAGAATGTGCAAACCACATGAGGCTTATCGCTAAAATTAAATACATTGTTTGCTCACTTTGCATTCATTAAACTTTTCAAATCTTTGTGTAGAATCCACTTCTTAGCAATAAGCATATTAATCCCTAAGTTTTTCCATAGTTGGTTTACTGCAAACCCAACATCATCACAACCATTGTCACAAAAAACTGTTATTTTCTTATCTTCTGGCGGTTCTTGATCACTTAATAAAGTGAACTTATCAATATACTTATTTATATCATCTACTTTCATCTTCCACCTCTAAAATTAAATTTATGCAACTAAAGCCCCCATGTCCTCATCTTCTTCCTGTCCATCAGGTTTAAAAAAGTCCAACTCTTTAGCTGCTAATGCTAATGCCCAAAACCTATCGGCATGACCATAAGCGTTTCTATCTGCATCATAAAGCATTCGTTTTTGTCCAGCTTTACGCTTAATTGCATGAATGTCAGCAATTAAAGCTGGGTCGTTTGGTATGGTGATTTTTCCATCTTCAAACATTTTCTTAAGGTTAAGAACCATCAGCTCTTTAGAAGTTGCAGTAAAATAAACACCTTGCACTCGGTCTGGATACTTTGCTTCAACATCTTCAGCTAAGTTCATACCGATACCTGTCATGTCTATTTTCATTGTAGAATTTTTAAATAATTTCAGATGGTCAAACAAGTAGGTCTTTTGCGTTGCAAATGTTGCTTTAGTAAGGACATCAAGAAGAGCAAGGCTATATTTTCCATTTTGAGGCTCAAGCGAAGCTAAGGCACTTCTATCTTTCTTACGTCCAATATCAAAGCCTGAACGCAAGAACGATGCAAAGTCAGGCATATAATAACCCTCATGAGTAACATCAATGCAAGACTTAATAAGAGAAATTGGAAAGAAGCTACTCTCATCGTCCACGAATTGACACTCATACGCAGTTGCCCAAGTGTCTTCATCAAACAGCGCACGCATAACTTCAAGGTCAAATTTAAGACCATCTTTAATAGCTCTGTAGATGTCAATGTTAAATCTTTCAAACATGAAGTACTTATCTGTTTTATGAACGAGGTTATAAAATAGGCTCTCCTCTTCAAACGGAGTACTCATGATTGTTAAACGACCCTCAATCGCTCCAATTGATGGAACAAATGCAAGCCATATCTTTTCAGGGTTTGCATACCAAGCAAACTCATCCATCCACACGTCACCTGTAAAACCTTGAACAGTTCTAAAGTTATGAGCTAAGGCTTTAATAGTTCCCATGCCATTGACTTTAAGCTCTTTAGCACTTCCACTAACTTCAACACCCAACTTATCTGCATGAAGCTGTACATACTTCATTAAAATTAGTGCTTGCTCTTCTGATGCAGATAAAAAGAGTTGGTCACGTCCACCAGCTGCTGCAATTAAAGCTTCAAGACCAGCAACATACGAGAAACCAATTTGACGAGCTTTTAAAACTAAACGGAATTGATTATCTGATTGTAAGAACTCTTTTTGATACTCACGAAGTCCATAATCAGGATGCAGTGCTTTTTCTCGTAACTCTTGCGCGTAAGCTTCATGTTTGATTGTAGGTACTCGTTTTGGCTGTTTAGGTTCTTCACTCTTTTTCATGCGATTTAGGCGTTCGATGGCATGAGAGAGCATAGCGATTTTTCTTGCTACGGCTTCAGTTGGTTTTCTTTTACTCAATGTGTCAATCTGCTTTTTTAAATTCTCAATAGCTTCACCTGTTTTAAAAGCAGGTTTCTTAGCTATCCAACGATTAACAGTTGTATGGCTTTTGATACCAAGTTCTTCACAAACCTCTGCAACAGGAATACCAGCATGAACAAGTTGTAAAGCTTGTTTTATTATCTCTTTTTTATATGCCATTTTTGCTCTTTAACTAAATTATTCATATAAGCCCTTTTAAGCTCTTTTTTTAATATCTCGATGATAACCATTCAGAAAATTAGTTCTCAATTTCTGAAGGGTTCTGAATAGGCGCTGAATAGCAAGACAATTTACTGCACCGTGTTAATCTTCCATTGCAAGACATCATGTGCTTCTTCTGCTGTAATAATCTTAGAATCAACCAATCCACGAATTAAGTCAGTATCATCTTTGAAATTTGTCACATCTATTGGTTTACTCACATGCTTGATACCAATGGAAGCAAAGAATTCATCATTAAGCTCTTGTTGTGGTTTTATTTCCATTTCGTTGTATGCATGAAGTTGGTCTATTAGCTCACGACCTGAACCTAATTGTCCGCTCGTTACAATTCCTACAAGTCGTGGTGGAGTCCCATGAGCTGTTATGATTTCATCACGGTTTATATATTTCAAATCCTTAAAACTTAAATCTGTAATTTCACTTAGCTTTTCAAATTTAATATGAGATTTATTTTCAGGGTCTTTACCAGTCCAGAGCATAAGTGCTTTATGTGCATTCTCAACTCCATTTCCATAGTTCTCTTTAAAAAATGTCACAAAAGAGTCTCTAACTGTTTTTGATGGAATAGCATTTTCAAAAATCAAAGCTAAATCAGGACGTCCACCATTATCAAAAAACATCTCATTATAAGTATCAGCTTTAGCAGTTACTGAGATCTGTTTAAGTGCCCCAAGATAATCAGGCTCACCATAAAACCTACTTCTTGGAGAATGAGTACTCATGTGATAACCCTCAAGCTTTTGTTTTTTATTAAATCCTTGAAGTTGAAAAATTTCTCGTTTAGTATTTAGTCGCGCTTGAAAAGCTGGAAGATGAAAAAGTGAATAATTAGAAGGTACTCCAGCTTTTTCAATAAAGAAGTTTCCATAAATGCCAAGGTCTAAATTTAAGGCATTTAAAAATCTTCTAACACCCATGCCAGCTGGTAAATGCTTTTGTAAATCACTCTCTTTAAATTGTGAAAGCATCTTAGCTTTAATGCTTAGACATCTTCTATGATAAACATTTGCATAATAAAAAGAAAGCATCTCTTCAAAGCTGAAAAATGGTGATACTAACCCATCATTTAACCAGTCTGTCTCTTCTAAATATTGTTTTGCATCTATACCTTTAGCTACTACTTCGTGTGATGATATATTTTCTTCATTTTCCATTATCAGCTTTCAACTATAAATTTTGATTAATGAAGTTTAGTAAAAGTTTTTTCAATCTTTATCCAAATAAAACGTATCTGTAGTGGTCTATCGTGCGTAAAGTTCTACAATGACAGCATCAAAAACGAAAGGGAACTGATGCCAAAACAGCTAGAGAAAATTATAGTTACTCACATCTCTTTAGTGAAAGCAGGTGCGAACGGAGCAGAGATTATTTATAAATCTGCAGAAGGTGCACCTACTCACACAAAAGAAGTGAAGCTCATAAAATTCGATGAGAAAAAAGGAATTGTCTACGGTGTAGTTTATGCGCCTGACAAAGTAGATAGTCAAGGTGATTTTGCTAAAGCAGAAGACATTGAAAAAGCAGCTTATAACTTTATGAAACAACTTAACGGTTTAAACGTAGATAAAAATCATAGCTTTAAAAATGAAGATGCTTTTGTTGCAGAGAGTTGGCTTATTAAAGATGGTGATGCATTATTTCCAGATGAACCAATTGGAACTTGGGCTGTTGCTATCAAGCTTGAGAGTGAAAGCCTTAAAAAAGATGTAGCAAGTGGTGAAATTGCTGGTTTAAGCATGGCAGGTTCTGCTCAAAAAACAGAAGTTAAGAAAAGTGGAGATGAAAGTTCATCTTTTGAGAAAATGACTGAGAGCATTCTTAGCACATTAAAAGAGATGGGTGCAGGTTTTAAAAAGCAGTCACAAGGAGGTGCTGAGATTAAAAGTTCAAAGGAGTTTGAAAAATCACTTGAGGCTATTAAATCTACATTAGAACCTCTACAAAAAAACATTCAAGTTGTTACAGCTCAAAACAGTGAGCTTGTTAAACAAAACGCTTCTTTAAAAGAAGAAAAAGAGACATTGGAAAAACGTGTAAGTGACTTAGAAGAGAGTCTTAAAAAATCAAGTCAAGATGAAACACCTGCATCTAAAAAAGGTGTAAAAAAACAAGATGAGGGAGTATTCGCATAATGAAAGATATGTTGAAATTTTTAAGTTTAGCAGCTGGTGGTGCAATTGCTAGTGGTGAGTTTTCTGTTAATGATATGGAGAAAATGGTAAAAGAGCTTCATGGTGATGAGGGTGAAAATAGTGATAGTGAAAATGATTTAATTAAGTTCGTAAAAGGTGCTATTACATCTGAGCAACTTGCAGTAAATAGTACAGTAACACCTCGTCGTGCTGCAATTATGATTGATTTAATTCAATCTCAAAACGACTTCCTAAATAAAATTACCGTGGTTAACATGGACTCACTTACTGGTGAATATGATGTTTGGGATATGGCAAGTGGGATACTTGTAAGAGTTCCTGAGGGTAGTTTACCTAGTGAAGCTCAGAAAGCAATTATTGAAAATAGAGGGCGCACTCTTGACGCTAAAGCTGTTCAACTGTATGCGGACTTATTAAAAAGTGCGATTATAAGTAATCAATGGCGACCAGACTTTACAGGCTTTGTAGATGCTCGTTTCTCTACTAAATTTGGTAATGAATTAGTAAAACTTGGATTTGAGGGTATTGCTGATGATTATGCAAATTCAAATTTCAATGAACTTAATAAAGGCTGGGTACATTTAGCCTCAACTGAGAGCGCAACATCTAAATCCGTCTATTCACCCGACGATACAATGGTTGAAAAATTAAATCGTTTAATAGAAGCTTCAGATGATGATATGCCTGAGAATGCAGTTATTTTAATTCATGGGAAAGATGTCTTATCTTATGCAACTGAAGTTGGAGCGTCAACAAATAACGCCGCACTAATTATGGAAGCTGCTGCGAAAGGTCATGGTGGACATTCATTTGAGATAAACAACAAAATGCCACGTGGTATTTTTATGCTAACTCCACTTAAAAATCTTGTTATGGGTGTAGCTGGACAAATGAGTCGTGACCGTCAATGGATTCCTCGCAAACGTGCGGTTGAGTATACATTTGGGATGTTTAATGATTATGATATAGCAGTTCCTAAATATGTTGTTTATTCTAAAGAAGCATTAGCCTTAGTTATTACTTCTTATTCAGTTTCAATTACAGGAACCGCAACTTCAACTAGAACAGTTACTCAAGCTGAGGGAGGAATTGCTTCTGTAACAGTAAGTTCAGTAAGCGAGGCAATTGCAACAGTTACATATAACACTACAACTGGTGTTGTAAGTGTTACAGGTGTAAGTGCTGGTTCAACTATAGTGAGTGTAACTGATGGTATTAGCATTAAAGATATTGCGGTAACGGTTTCTTAAGATGATTGAAGTTGCAGGTGTTCGTACACTTCTTTTGTTAGATGGACTAACTGATCCTCAAATTGAGCCACATTTAAATCGTGCTCATCTTGATACAGAAGGTGTTGTATTTACATCAGCAACTCAAGAGCTTGAAGCTGTAGGCTGGAAAACAATTTATTATCTCTCTCCTCAGCTTTGGCTTTTAACGCAAAGAAGAGTGAATGAGATGGATGAGAGTCTGGATACTTTCAAAGATTTAGAGACGTTTCAAGATTACTGTTTGAAACGTTCAAACGAAGCAATGCCAAGTGATACAACAGGAAATGAGGAGATGGCATGGGCGTGTACATAAATGAAAATGATGTAAAGACAAAACTTAATGAGTTAGTCTCGGCACACTCAAATAATTTTAAAATTGTCCAACATCGCAGAAAACGTGCAAGTGACATGAGCTGGAAGATAACATTCGCTTTAGTCTTACCATACGGTGATGTTAAGAATGAAGAAATTTATCGTTTCTTAATGCTTACAGAAGCTGAGCATAATTTAAAAGTCATAGGTAGTGAACCAAGGCTTGAAGAGCGCACACCAGAAGAGTATCTTTTGGTTGAAGTAGAAATTGGACTAGCTTGATGGGTAAATTTATTGAGCAGTACTGGCAAGCAATTGCTGGGTTAGTTTTACTTGGAATTGTTTTTGGAGCACTTCAAAAACAGGTAGAACATAACAATGAGGCAAATGCAGAAAATAAAGAGTCTATTGAAAAATGCGTAACTGATATTCGTGTTATCAGACAAGCTGTAACTGAAAGACTTCGTAGAGATATGGCAGATACTAAGTATGTATCTAAAGAGTTGTTTGTCGCACAACTTAAAAATTTTGACGACCGAATGAAACGTATTGACAGTGCTCTTGAAAAAATTCTCGTTCATATTGAGAGAAAGAGGAAATAGATGGTTGATTTAGATGAAGTATCTCAGGAAGATATAGATTTTTTAATGCGCAAAATTTTAAAAGCACCATACAAACCATACAGACAACACAGCAAATTTGCTCAAATGCTTATGGCAAATGGATGTGGTGGAAAAAGCTCTTTAATCAATCCACCTAATTTTGTTTTTGTAAAAGCTTGCAACGAGCATGACTGTAAGTACTTTTATGGTGGTAGCAAAAAAAGACGTAAAGAGGCTGATAAGGCTTTCTATGAAGATATGAAGTCTGCAATTAAAACATCTTCTAAAAATAGATTTAGAAAGATGTGGCTTAAAGTGATTGCTTGGATTTATTACATTGAGGTGCGCCGTCACGGTGCTGGTTTTTTTAATTTTCGAAATGGAGAAAAATTCTAATGAAAAAGTTTATCTTAACGTTAATGGCATTGGTACTTGTAGCTATTTTGACAGCATGTACTGAAGAGGAAAAGGAGCAGGCAAAAGCAATTGGCATAAGTACTGTTAAAAGTTATGCACAAATGCGTCCTGAATTAAAAGATGCATATGCCCGTCACAGAGCTGGAGATATAAATAAATCTGAGCTTATAGCAATTAGTAAAAAATTTGGACATGTTTATGTGTCAAACAGATTAAAAGGAGAAAAAGATGGCAACTCAAGCAACTAAATACGAAGTGTTAAAAGAACTTCGAGGTTCTGGTTCTAAACGCCATAAAGTAGGTGAAACAATTGAACTTACAGAGCAAAAAACAATTGATGCATTAACTGAAGCTGGGGCAATTAAGCCACAAGCTACAACTGAAACTAAAACGGAGAAAAAATAATGGCTGCTATTAAAAGAAGAGTTGGTGGTGGAACATTTTGGTTTGAAGAGCTTCTATCAACTGGTTTATATGACGTTAAACGTGAAATTGGTGAGTGTAGTGATGTTAACTTTAAAGTTGATGCAAGTACAACAGATGCTATGAATCATGATGGTGCAATTCCAGTTGTAAGTGACACAGCAGTTACTGACATGAAAGCAACACTTAGTTTCAAAACTAATAACTTTGATACTCCAAATATGGCGATGGCACTTTATGGAACTGCAGCAACTGAGACTTTTGCAATTGGTGCTACTTTGCCAGATGGTACAGTTGCAGCAGTTGAGACGATTGTTCCTGTAGTTACAGGTGCTGATAAACCACTTTTAAAAGGTCGTTTAACATTTATGTCTAACCAAGCTGTTGGAGACAAAATGCCAGTTCTTGTAATTCCAATTGCTGCAGTTAGCAGTACAGGTGATATTGCATATATCTCTAAAGATTTTGGTCAACTTAGCTTTGAGGGCAAAGTTTTAAAACATGATACGGACGGGTACTTCAAAGAGTACTTGATGGCTAAATAGTTATGAGTGTAAAATTAATACATGAACTAAACCCAGAGCTTAATGGTAAAAATTACAGCATTATTTATACAGAAGCAAATCAGGCTCAACAAGTCAGTCTTGATAAAGTCAGAAATGATTCTCAAACAGCAATGGCAAAACTCATTAATATTCAAGGTGAGTTTCAAGCAAGTGATAGAGCATTTGTAAATAATCAGGCTCTTCTTGAATTAAATGATGATGAGCTAAAAGAGCAAGGCATTGCACGAACTGAGCTATTGGTTGAAAATCGTGGATACCTGAAAAAACTTGAAACAGGTCGTGAGGCAATCACAAGTGCTGCTAAAAATGCTCCTAGTGCTAAAGAAGCATTAGAGAAGTATCACACAAAAAGGTTTGAGCTTTTAGTTAGTGGTGTAAACTCAGCTGATTTAAAAGAGCTTGTTAAAAAGAAAGTTCTTACTTTTACAGAAATATTTAGTGTATTAGAGCCACTAATTAAAGAGTCTAAAGAAAAAAAGTAGCCAATGTTATTCTCTATTTACAAACTGTAAATGAGGATAACGGTGTATTTGTATATGAGTTAAAGGGAGCATGGGAATATGCTCTAGCTGATGTAGTAAATCTTTCATCAGCGAATAATGGATTTGGCGTTCAAGCTAGTTATAAGGTTGTAAAAGATTACTGTAAGCAGTATGAAATACAAACTGGTTCAATTGAAATGTTTGGTCATGTAAAACATGTTACATCAGAAGTCTTTAGAAAAGATGAAGATTAGTCAAAAATGAGCATAAACAGGCCAAACGCTCCTAAGAACCAGACGATAGCCGTAAATATTGAATTTGCGATAAATGAAAACATAGTGAGATTATAGCATGGAAAAAAGTCTTCAGCTTCATATCGATATAAAAGCTAGAACAGCTGCACTTGCAAAAACTCAAAATGAGTTCAAGCATTTCAATAGCACCATAAATCAAACAGAACGCCATACAAACTCATTAGGCAATAGTGTTGATAATCTAACTAATAGATTTGCAAAAATGGGTCATATTGCAGCAAGTGCTTTAATCTTTAATGAGATAGCGCAAGGTACTAACAACACAATAAGCACATTTAAAACATTAGAAGATGCTGAGATTGGAGTTGAAAAAACAACTGGTTTAATGGCAGTTGAGTTTGACAAGTTGATTACCAAGCTTGATGATATGTCAACGGCAATGTCAGGATTTGAGGTTGAAAATCTATACACAATTGCTGAAGCTGCTGGACAGCTTGGAATTAAAGGTGTAGATGATTTAACAAAGTTCACTGAAACTATTGCTAAGATTGAAATCACATCAGAGATGAGCGCTGATGAAGCTGGAAAAACATTTGCGAAGCTTTCGAAAACACTCGATGAACCAATTGATAATATCGAAACCCTCGCAAGTATTTTTAACGAATTAAGCAACAATACAAATGCTAATGTACAGAACCTTTCTATGTTCACCTTACGTCTTGCTGGAGCTGGTAAACTTGTAGGACTTACAAGTGCTGAAATACTAGCACTAGGTGCAATACTAAATGAGACTGGTAACAACTTCGAGGTTGGTGGTAGTGCAATTAATCGTCTCTTAATGAAGATGAGTGCTGACACAAAAGATTTTGCTGAAGCTATGGGTGCAGACTTTGAACAGTTTGCACTTACAATGCAAAACGAACCTATTAAAGCCCTACAACAATTTTTTAATCATATGCAAAGTCTGAACTCTTCATCTCAAGTAGAGTTTTTACGAAAGTTACAGCTTGATGGCGTTGAGAGTTCTTCTGTTCTTTTAAAAATGGCAGGCTCAACTGATACACTTGCAAAAAGTTTAAAAATCGCAAACGATGAAGCAAAACTAGGAACTTCAATACAACTAGAGTATGAGACTGCATCTAAAGCTCTTAGTATGGAGCAAACAAAAGCCTCATCTGAACTTAAACTGTTTGCTAAAGCTCTTGGAACTGAGTTAAAACCTGCACTTCTTGATGCGAGTATGCTTCTTGGTGAAACTGCACATTGGGGCAGAGAAAATATTGATGTAATTATTAACACAGCTGAATTTCTTGGTAAAGGTGCAGTTTCTTTTGCAGCATATAAAGGAGTAATCATTGCTTCAACTGCTGCAACAAAAGCATACACTGCAGCTACTGCCTTATCTGCTGTAAAAATAGGCAAATATGGTCAAACTATTAAAAGTGCTACTACTCTTCAAAAAGCTTTTAATCTTGCTGTTAAATCAAATCCAATAGGTCTTATTGCTTCAGCTGCTGTAGCTGGAGTAATTGCAATTGATGCTTATGGTGATAGCCTAGAGGAGACAAGAAACAAAGCAAATAGCCTTAATGGATTAAATGAAAGAGCTATAGAGTTAGCAAAAGAGTATTACGAACTTCAAGATAAAATAGATAACGGTAGTTGGCTATTTAAACAAGGCAATATTAATGAGCTAAAAGAAGTTGAAAAAGAGATAGCTACAATCAGTTCTAAACTAGATAAAATGATTGTCTCTAGCTCTAGCAAAATAGAAGCCTCAACAACAAAAATAAAAGAGACTCTACAGAGCATTACAAAAAAGGACATTCAATTTGAAGATATTTTAGACCCCAAACAAGAAACTCTTATTAAACGAATTGCAGATGAACATAAAAAAGAGCAAAAAGATGCCAAAGAGCAATGGAAAAAGTACTATGAAGAGATTGGAGGTTTAGATAAAGCTTGGGCTTATGAGCGCGAAGAAATATTGACTGAGTTTAGTGCATTAAGAGAAGATGAACAAGAAAAAATATTAGAGTTACGCAAAAAAGAGTACTTCGAAATTTCAAAAGTTGCAAGAGATGAAGCTAATGAAGTTATATCTATTTTCGAAAATATTACTACTTCAATTGGTGATAGTTTTGAGAATAATGTTTTTGATGCACTTACAGGTAAATTCACAGATTTCAAATCATTTCTAAAATCAACATTTAGTGATGTAGGTCAAGATATTTATAGTCCTTTCGCAAAACAAATCAGTAGCTCATTTTTAGGAGATAGTGGAAGCTTTGCAAGTGTAGATACAAGTTTACTAGAAGATTATGGTTTTACTAAAGATGCAGAGTCTGGCAATTATTTTGGTAATGGCACAAATGAGGGAGTTGTAGTTGATAGTGGCGGTCAGGTTCTACAAGGTGCTGCACAACTTTCAGGAAATAGCAATTTATCGTCTGCTTTAAATTATGTGAGTGGAATTAAGAGTGCATATGGATTATTTACTGATGGCATAAGCAATACTATTGTAACTGGCTTTAATACTGTTGCAAATAGCTTAGGTAGTACAGGACTTTTAAGTTCACAAGGTATTGTTAACATACAAGGCTTTGGGTATGGCTTTGCCAACCCCACGGCTTATGCTAATGGTGGAGCTACTGGTGCAATACAGGCGGGACAAAGTGTTAGTTCTGGGCTGATTGGTGGTATCACTGGTTATGGTGTTGGGGAATTAGGAGATAAGCTTTTAGGGGCTGACACATACGCAAGTATAACAGGAGCAATAGGTGGCGGTTTAGCTTTAGGTGCACTGGGACTTACAAACCCTGTTGGTTGGGCATTGCTTGGTGTTTCTGCTTTACTTGGCGGAATGTTTGGCAAAACCAAACAAGTGGGTTCAGGATTTAACTTACAAAGTTCAGCTAGTTATGGCGATGTTTCAGACATTCAAGGTTATTCAAGCTTTGAAAAAAATAGCTGGTTTAACGATAAGAGCTGGACGAATGTTAATGCACTAAGCTCACAAGAAAAGTCTCAAATAGATGCTCTATTTGGAACATATGAGTATCTGCTTGACACTCTAACAGACAATAAAGATATTGTTGTGCAAGCTGGCATGTATAGCGGTACAACTTTACTAGATACTGCACTACCAAAAGCATTTATACAGTCATTCACGGAACTTAGTAATATCCCGACAACTATTGGAGATAGCGAACTAGACAAAGTTTATGATATTTGGGGTGAATATGCTAAAAGCATTGATTCTACTGTAATAAAAGCGTTAACTGAGTCTGTAAATAGCTTTATAACAGCGCAAAATGGATGGGAAAGAACAAACGCACAAATTAGTGGTGAGGATATTTTAGATTACGATATAAATGTAGCTAAAAAACAAGCAACTGATTTAACGTCAATATATGGCTCAACTCTTCCACAAATTGACGGACTACAAACAGCACTAAGCAACTTAGACTTTAGAGCGTTCACTGAACTCACAAATGATTTAGCAAAAGCCAATTTTACAGATGCAAATTTAAAAACTATTACCGCAATTGGTGACTCATATGAAAAATTAGCAACTCTAGAAGACCAACGTGCAAAGCAGCTAAAACAAGAAGAAGAGCAAAAAAGTGCTGACTTAATAGCATACTCAACTGCAGTTAGTTCTAACTTTAGTCAAATATTAGATCCTGGCACACTCTATATAGATGGCAATAAATGGGTAGATATAGCAACTTCAGCATCTTGGGCTTTTAAAGTTGGCGAAGATGGCATTAGAAGTACTGCAAAGTCAATTCAAGATACACTAATTAATAATCCAGAACTTGATAAATCTGGTGATATTTTAAAAAGTACAACTACCTTTTTAAATGCTGCAATCACTTCACTTAATAACTTTAAAAATGCGTTAGGTTCACTTAGCTCATCTGTACAAAGTAGTATAGATTCTCTTACATCAAAAACATTTAAATATTCAGACATTAAAAATATCTCAAGCAATTTATCACATTCTAGTAATGAGACATTTTTAGCAGATGCATCTGGTATGCAAAATGACATAATGAAGTGGTACCAAGGAACTACTGAGCTAAAAGGCATCTATGATGGTCTAAGTGTTAATAATAAAAGCTATACCAAGAAAGACCTAGACAGTCAATTAGCAGTTATTAAAAGTGGTAAAGATATTAAAAAAGAGATTACTACATTTAACACTATGCTAGATAGCTATAAAAGTACACTAGATGTTCAAACAAATATTGTTGCAAATATTGAAAGTGTTACTAACAGCTTACATGATTCAGTTATTAGTATGAGCCTTGATGATTCTATTAGTTATCTAAGCCATCAAGATAGAGCTAGTATTGCACTATCTGAGTATAAAACAGCATTTACAGGTCTACAAAGTGCCATGATTTCAGGCAATAGTAACGATACATCTCTATATCTTAGCCGTGTAACAGAAAACTCAAAAGCTTATCTGTCAAATTTAAAAGAGTACTCAGGTGCATCTAAATACCAATTTGAATTTGCAAGAATATCAGCGCAATTAAAAGGTGTTGATGGACTTGAAGGTGCGCAAAAAACTCAAGAGGAGCTAACCGCTGAGACCAATCGCTATATGTCAGACATTCAAGCAGCGATACTCTCATATGATCCAACCATTGCAAAAAGTACTGAAGAGTTAGCAAGTATTGCTAAAGATGAACTTTTAGGGTTACAAAACTTAATCAATCAAAAAAGCTTTGACCCTACAATTAACGTATCTCCAGTAATTTATGTAAATGGTGTACGAACTGAAGCAACTGTCCAAAGTAATAATGTTGCTATAGCTCCAAGTACTTCAAGTACATATTCAGGAGCATCTTACTCAGACTTAATAGCTGGAAAAACAAGTGATGACTTAACTCCAACATTTGCATCACAACTTCGTGTTGCTGCACTAGCTGAGAATAATACAGCTGGCTATGCAATTGTTGATGATTGGCTAAAAAATGAGGGTTTTAGAACGGCTGGTTATACAGGTGATGGAGACCCATACTCTATTGCTGGCTCAGTTCATAAAAAAGAGTATGTCATAGGTGCTGACCAAGTTAGCGACCCAATTAACCGTGACATACTTGCCAGACTGGAAGCACAAAGAAAAGGACAAAAAGGAAACTCTTTAAATTTAGGTTCATCTCAAAAAGCTCAAGGACTAGAAGAACAAAATGAGCTTTTAAAAGAGCAAAACAGTATGTTAAAAGAGCAAAATGAGATGATGTATGAAGTACTTAAAACAGATAAAGAGATGCTTGATCTATTTGAGAAATGGAATGTCCGCGGACTTCTTGTTAAGGTGGCAAGCTAATGAGTACTGTACTAATACCAGCTCCATATACAGTCTCAAATATGGTTTGTGCAGCTGAGAGCGCACCTGAATTTGTTCAAGCTAATACTTACAATACTGGTGAAGCTGTACAAGTTGCAACTGAAAACGCTGTATATAAATCATTGATAGATGGCAATACAGGTGGAAGTACTCCATCTGTAAATATAACAAATGCTCTACTTGGCATAGAGACAGCAAAGTGGTTAAAAGATGGTGCTACAAATCCAAGCAGATTAACAGATGAATTTTTACATTCACAAACAGTTGGTGATGAGACTATCAATAACGGAAGTGTGAGTTTTGATGTGAATGTTGACTCAATTGATATGTTTGCATTAATGAATATAGAAGCTGATAGCGTAGACATTACCTATTTAGATAATGATGGCATTACTGTAATTAGAGAAAAAACTACAACTAGTTTACTTATAAATGAAGACCTAGACATTATGGATTATGTATATAACCAAGATGATGAGTTTAAAAATGCTTTTATAGTCTATCTGCCAAGAGCATACTCTGTAATTATTCGTGTTGGGCTACATAAAGAGATTGGAGTTGCAAAGGTTGGAATTCCACAAGTTGGGAGAATACTTCAAGTTGGTGTATCTAAATGGGGAATTGAAAATAGATTAAAAAATTATGGTGGTAGAGATGACAGTCCATTTGGAATTAGTACATTTAAACCAGGTGAAAAAGTTAATGTAATGAAAGTTGATTGCATCATCCCTACACCAGAATACAGTGCAATATTTAGAAAGTTAAAAAACCTTATTGATATTCCAACTTTGGTTTTAGGTGATTCAAAAGAGAGCGGACAAGAGGCTACTTGGGTATATGCGTCCATAGATGATGTTTTACAAATTATGTCAAATGAGACATCATCAAAAGTGCTTCTAAAAGCAAATCCACTAATTTAAAGGAGAATAGATGGCAATAGATAAAGTAGATGAAATCACAGTTGTTCCTAATAAACCAGATGTAAATTTTAGATCTATACTAAATACATGGTTTTCACAATTTGCAACTTTTTTAAAACAGTTTAATATCAGCATAGGACAATTAAACCAGCTAGAGCAAGATATTAATGGAATAAAGAATAGTTTAACAACTCTTGTAAGTGACTTCTCAACATCAATAACACAAGAGATTACTACTTTAAAAAATAGTGCTCTTGTTCTAATAGAACAGAGCCTACAGGCTGCACTAAGTGCCATCTCTAATGCAAGTACAACAGCTTCTACTGCTGCACAAGATGCCATTAGCAACATCCAAGCTCAAGAGACAAGTTCAGCTGGAGCTATAACAACCGTAAAAGATGGTGCAATAGGAAATATTGTAACAAAAGAGACTCAAGTAAAAACAGATATTGACTACTTGGTTTCTACCATTCCCTCAAAAGCAGATGCTGATTTACTAGCTCTTGAGCTAGCTAATAAGCTAACAGCAATAGAGAATGAGCATATAGCAATTCAAACTTTAATTGTAAATTATACAAATTTAACAACTGTGGAGGTTCAAGATGTCTTTAACTCTTTAAATAACACAAACGCGGTGGCTTCAATAGCTTTAAATGTTATGAAGTTACATAAACTATTAATTGATAAAGGAGCATTGTAATGGCGGATATAAACCAACAATTAGCAGACATTGTTCAAGCTGCAACTGACTTGCTAAATGTTGCATCTGGAAAAGTTACTGAGCTAGAAGCAGCAAAACAGATAGCAATAGATGCAATAACTAGTGACAAAAGCACTTGGGATACACAATATGCAAATGATGTTAGCACAGCTGTACAAACTATAACAGATGCACTAACTACTGCAACAGGTGCAATATCGTCTGCACAAACAACAGCAGTAAATGCAGTTATTTCACAAGAGGAGTCCTTAAATGCAAGGATTAACAACATTGAACTTCATTTTAGAAGACAAAAAAGGAGTAATTAGATATGGATTATAGTACAACAAAAACACACTTAATTGCTGATATTGAAGCAGCTGCAACAGCAACAGATACACTCTTACTTTCACAAGCCTTAGTTGAAGTTGCAAGTGCCGAGGCAGTTGATGCAGTCGATTATGACAACCGATTAACTGCTGTTGAGAGTTCACGCACACAACAGAGTAATTTAGTAGGTAAAAGAGTACCTCATGGTTTTAGAGGTACTGCACATACGCTCTATTCACGCGGTACAGATGAGAGATTTATCTTTTTAATCGCAAACAGTGGAACTGCTAGAAATCTATTTTCGCCAGATGCTGGTGAAAGTTGGTACTGGTGGGATTTAGACCTAACACGCGATAACTATGCATATGATGTTATTGTAGATGAGACAACTGGTATTTTTAAACTGTTTTGGAAATCAGCAAATATTATTTATGAAAGTAGCTGGATTTCATATGTAGACATGATCAATACAGGCTTTGTTCCATATATAAATACAGGAACAGCAATAACTACAAATACCGCAAAAGGTAGCTATTTTGGTGTTGGCTACCATGTAGATGGACATATGTTTTTAACATACTCTACTACAGTAACCGCAAATGCACATGATCTTTGTTACATGAGCAAACCAAAAGCTGGTGCATGGGGAGCTGAAAATATACTTTTAGCTCATCAATGGGATGGTGCAACAACTTACTTTGGTGAAGATATAAAAACTCGTGTTCTAGCAAACTCTACAAATACCACTTTTTACTTTGGCAGTGATGCAACAAATTCAACAACAGCTAATTATGCACGTTTTGGAGTCTTTAAAGTTGTATGGAATGGTATAGATGATTTTACATTTACACGCCTTGGGATGGATAGCCTAAATGCTGCGCCATACTACTTAGGCTCACATTGCTCACTCTATTTAATCAATGATGCAAATGATGGCAATAAGGAGAAGCTTGTCTTAATCCCAACAAATGATGGTAACAGTTTAGATAATGTGTATCTAGTAAATACTGACACATTCTCTGCATTTGTAAATACTGGTATTAATATAACTGCAGATCCTAACGTTTATGTTCATTTCCCTCTACCAAACGGACAATATCTCCGTAATGATTGGTACTACACAAAAGATTGGGGTATTAACTGGCAAATAATGGGTTACAACCATGCAGGCTGGCAATCAAATAGTAATGCACAGCGTACTGCTGGGAGATTTAGAACATATTCAGCTTATAACACTGAATATAGATTAGTTGATTTAAGTACATATAAAAGGTAGTAAAGATGGATATTACATATAAAACTTTTACACGTAATCCTGATACAGGCGAAGAGTGGAGTGAAAAAGAGTTTGAAGCTTTTGATTGGGATAACTATAAAGCAATTCAAGAGGAGAAACATGAGTTTGAAGTTGCTAAGGCGATTAAAGAGCGTGAACTGCTCTTTAAATATAAAGATAAAGAGCCAAAAGCAGTGATTAAATCTTCATTAGGATTTGATATTGATGCAGACTACAAAGCAAAAGAGAATGTCTCCTCGTTGATTGAGTTTATGCAAAACAAAAATTTAACTGATGAGGAGTTTAGAGATGCACATAATGAATTTCAACCAGTTACTATTGAAGATTTGCAAACAATTAAAAATGAGATTATAGAGGCTGGTCTTGCTTACTATAAAAAGAAATGGGCTATTGAAAAAGCTCTTAGACAAGCAAAGACTTCAAAAGAAGTTGAAGCTATTGAAGTATAGGAGATAGGTTATGAGCTTTAATACTGCACGAGAGGAACTATTAACAACAATAGCAGATAGTGCAACTTCTGCGCCTGATAAATTTACAAATGCGCAAGCACTTTCTGAACTAGTTAGTTCAAGAAGAGAAGAGAAAAGAAGCTTTGATACAAGGCTTATTGAGGCTGAAAAGAAATATAATGGAAGCAATAACATTAAACAGAAGCACTTACCAGATGAAGTTCTAACTACTCATCAAATCTACACCAAAGACCCAGACAAGAATGACTTTGTATTTGTGGCTATGAGTAATGCTTATAGAGGGTTTTATGTCTCAGACGATAGAGGTGAAACGTGGTATGCAGTTGAGTTTGATGGATCTATAGCTTATGATAGTTGGAGGTTTGACTTTACAATTAATCCTGACAATAACTCATTTCGTATTTTTTGGATGAGCGCTAATATTATATATGCCTCTGATGAAATAGATATGAGTACACTTAAAATTAATGGTTCTAAAAAAATAGCAACTGGAACTGCAATCACCCAAAATGGTACTAAGCAGGAGTTCTTTGTAGCTCATCGTCATAAAGATGGACATATCTTTTGTGCGTTTACTGAACATGATGGAAGCTATTACAACACATATTTTACTCAGCTACGAAACGGGCAAACTATTTGGGATGCTGTAGCACTTTTAAAAAGTCACGACAGTACTTACCATGATAATATTGCCACAAACATAGTTATGAATAGAGCTGGAGATAGCATGTATTTTGCTGGTTCTAATATGAGTAATAGTGTGGCTGGTGCTTGGTGGACGTTTGAGATTATATTTAATCCAAGTAACGGAAGTGGTGCGTTTGAGATTAACCGTTTTTATACATATACTAGAGGTTCAGCACCTTACTATCTTCTTTATAGAAGTCGCGCTGTACTTGTGAATGATGGAAGCTACAATGCTACACTATATATTTTACCAGCATACACTACAAATACAATGGTGACTCCATTCTTTATTCCAATAAGCACTTTTAACACACATACAGAGTGGGTCAATAACACAGATACAAGTTTTAGTAGTTACCCATTACATACATATGGACAATATATATTTCCTAATGGTAAGTTTGTCTCTTACAGACGTTGGACAACTATAGACAAAGGTCAGAATTTTAGGATTGGATGGGCTAGTTACTCGTCATGTAATGACCAGTATACTGGCTGGCATGGTGGGTGTTATTCGACCATTTATACAGCTGAACGTCCTTACCAGTTGATAGATCTATTTACAACTATTAATAGTGAGTGACAATGAAGGTGCAGCCACCACCCCTGATGACTGCACCAAGATTCTACATAAAAAGTCCACCACCCCTAAAAATGATTGCAAAATGCAAAAAGGAGCATTATGCAAATCGAGCACAATAGACTAAAAGCCCCATTCGGTTGGATTGGTGGCAAATCAAAATTAGCTGATGAGATAGTTAATCTCATTCCAGAGCACTCCTCTTATATAGAGGTATTTGGTGGAGCACTATCTGTACTTTACAGAAAACCAAAATCAAAGATTGAAATAGTCAATGACATTAACGGTGAACTAGTGAACCTGCATCGTATCATAAGGTCTAATCCTCAGAGTCTATCTGATTATCTCCAGCAACTACTTATTAGTCGTGAACTATTCAATGACATAAAGAATAAGAGATTCAAACCAAGAAACAACATCGAAAGAGCAGCACTCTATTACTATCAGCTCTCCATGAGCTTTGGTTCAAAAGGTGATAACTTTGCCATGCCAAAGAGTAGACGTCCAAAAGATATTTATAAAGATTTTAGAAAGTGGTCTGATAGATTAAAGTTTGTAACGATTGAGAATATGAGCTTTATGAAGCTTCTACATGAGTATGATAGACCAGGTGCTTTCTTCTACTGTGACCCTCCATACTTTGGAACTGAGAGTTACTATAAGAATACTGGAGGGTTTGGTAAAGAGGAACATACATTACTAAGAGATACATTGGTGAATATTCAAGGAAAGTTTTTACTTAGTTATAACGATGACCCATTCATTAGAGAACTATATAAAGAATTCAATATTAAAATAACCATGAAACTAGACTATACACTTGGTTCTAATGTACATGGGAGGAAGAAGAGTGTTAGAGAGATTTTTATATCAAACTATTCTCGTTCACTCTCAAAAGTGACCGTTTAAGTTTTCTCTGTTTTGCGAGTAAACGAGAATTTTTCTCGCAAAATGAACGAGAATTAGAACTAAAAATCCACCTAAAGAGTGTCCTGTTACATTAATTGTAGTACCTGTACTAATTTCACTATTTGAAGATACAAATGCTTCATAATATGATTGTACTGCTTCTTGCTGTGCGCCAGCATTTCCATCCATCGCTAGATTATAATCTGCCCATAGGTCACCTAAACTAGTAAGTTGTGTACCTCTTATTGCATATGTAATTTCACCTGTTACATTATTTTTTACAAACATACCTTGAAAATCACCGCTTTCTATTCCCATCTCTTGGCTTGTTGATAAGATGGAGTAGCCTGAGGTTTTTTCACCAGTTTCTGCATCTGTTTCAAATTTATATTGAACATTCCCATTATCATCTTTTATGATTTCGTTTGTCTCTTCATTTCTTTCTTCTGTTACTCCTGCGAAGGTTTTAGCTTTATCTAAAGTTATTCCACTTAATCCATCACCACTATAATTTCCACCTGTAAGTTCATCACTATCATGAACACCTTGCAATCTAGCTAAATATTGATTTGCCGTTAAATCACTTTTATAATCTGTATAAGATAACTCTGATAAATTTACACTCTCTAAGTTCGTTTTTACTGTTGACATTTTATTTTCCTTTTATTATTTATTATTTTTGTATGGGTTTGGGATTATAAGTTTGCCTTTAAACCATCCATCATTACAATGAACATTAAATGGATGATATGGGCTAAAGGTTTGTATATACCATCCATTTTTAAAGGTATACGCATGCCATTCTCTAACTAACTCTTTTGTAGTTATTTTTATATTCTTTTCATAATTTTCATATAATATATATGGAATTATTATATTTGTTTCTTTGGTTGAACTCCAATAATTACGGTATTTACTCCTACGCACACTAATAGTATTTTTAAGATTGTATTTTTTGATTATGTTATCTGCATTGGTGCATGAAAATGAATATTTTTTATTGCTTTTTGATAAAGAATTATATTCACCTTCACAATAATTTAAATAACCCTTCTCTAATGTATTTTCACCAATGACCCAAGTACTTTCTAATAAGGATTTATCTATATAGTTTATATTGAGTTTACTTCGCGGTATATGACTATCATTTTTAGCATATTCATATATTTTCAAATTACTATCTTCAATATATTTATCTGCTTTTTGACAATCATATGTTTTCCATCTTTTACTTTTACAGTTATTTGTATATACAGTTTTATGTTGCTTGAAATCTTTAGTTAAAAGTACTCTTCCAACAATTCCGTATTGAGTACCTGCGTTACCCTTGGCACTTATTTGACTATATGAATCAATCCAATAATCCCTTTGTTCCTGCTCATCAGTAACAGTCTTATATATTTTTACTCCGCCACTTGTAAGGCAAAGATATTTATATACTGTATAACCTATAATGTGATCCCAAAAAGGCAAAGTAAGAAGAAGTATAAAAACTGTTCTTT